TTCCTCGTTCTCTCGCCGCTCTACATCGAGATGCTGAAGAAGTCGGAACTGCGTCAGGCTTACTTGACCGGTGACGCTGCTTCGCCACTCCGCAACGGTAAGGTTGGTCAGGTTGACCGCTTCACCATCTATCAGTCGAACTTGCTTTCGATTGGTTCGGGCGGCGACGCTGGCAAGACGTTCTGCCTTGCTGGTCACCCTAAAGCTACCTGCTTCGCTTCGCAGTTCGTGAAGACTGAAACAGTTCGCTTGACCGACACGTTCGGCGACGGCATTCGCGGTCTGAAGGTTTACGGTTACAAGGTCGTTGTTCCTAACGCCCTCGTCACCATGAAGCTCAAGACGACTGCCTAATAGGATTGGGGCGGGGGAAACCTCGCCCCTCTCTTCATAGGTGAGGGCGGAGCAGATACCGCCCTCTACTCTGCAGAGAACGAGGTACACCGTGGAAAAAGCTATTGAAGACATGAGCAAAGACGAGCTCGACATCTACGCACGAGACAAGTTTGCCGTAGAGCTCGACAAGCGTCGCCGTATTGAGGATCTTGTTGAGCACGTTAAAACGCTCGTAAATAACAAGGGCAAGGTTGTTGAAGCTAAAGTCAAAGCTGAGCGCAAACCAAAAATCGTGCGCCATTTGAAAACGGGTGTGGAATGGTTCTGGAGTCCTCTATATAAGGGCAATCCAGATCTTGAAGTTATTGAGTGGGAATAAACTAAATGGCGACGACCAAAGCTGTTGATCTAATCAATCGGGTTAGCATCACACTCCAAGATCCAACGTATGTTCGTTGGACTCAGAGTGAGTTGCTGAACTACCTTAATGATGCACAGCGGCAGGTCGTGCTGTTTCGCCCAGACGCGAAGTCGGTTAACGCTTCGTTTACATGTGCTAACTCTGCTAAGCAGACGCTGCCTGCAGACGGACTTCGCCTCATAAGTGTGCTTCGAAACACTGCCGGTCGAGCAATCACTAAGGTTGACCGCAGCATTCTCGATGTCCAGCTTCCAACTTGGTACGAAACTGCAGTAGGTAGTGACGGCGTAAAGCACTACGTCTACGACGCGCTAGACCCGAAGAACTTCTACGTCTTCCCCAAGCCTGCTGCGGCTCACCCTATCGATATCATCTACGCGATGGCACCGGTTGATATCGTTGTTTCGAACTACACGACTGACACGCAAGTGATCGGCATCGACGACATCTACGCAAACGCGCTGATGGACTACATGATGTACCGCGCTTACCAGAAGGACAGCGAGTTCGCCAATCTCAACCGCGCCGCTGTGTACTATCAGGCGTTCACTACGTCTCTTGGCATCAAGTCGCAGGCAGATGGCGGCTTACTTGAAAGCATGGAAGCGCAGAAACCACGGCGTACCGCTCAGTGAAGTACAGCGACCTCTTCGTCTACGTCCTGAGCGAGGCCCCGTCCTGCCCTGAGTTCACCGCTGAGAGGGCTATCAGAGACACCTGCATAGACTTCTGCGCACGCACAGATCTGTATCGTGCAGAGCCTCAGACGCTAACTGTGACAAGGGGTCTGACGGACTACGAGCTCGACGCGCCCACTGGCACTGAGCCTAATCATGTGAAGTCGATCCTGCGTGACGGTCGACCGCTGGAGGCTGTTCCTTATGAAGACGCCTTCATGAAGATCGAGCTGTCTGATTTCGGTCCAGCAACGTACTTTTCGCAATACGACAACCGTAACGTCTTAATTGGTCCAAGGCCAGAAGGACGGGAGAGCCTCAAGGTTTTGTACACGCTGAAGCCCACACAGTCCTCAACGACGATTCCGGACACCATTGGTCTCGAGCATCGTGAAACGCTGGTGGCTGGAGCTCTGTTCCGCCTGCAGATGATGTCTGGACAGCCTTGGATGGATGGCGGCGCTGCTGGCGCTAACAGACAGCTTTACGAGCGCGGCGTTGCTGCAGCTATGCGTCAGGCCAAGTACGGCCACAGTGGCGCTGCACTTACGGTTAAAGCAAGAGAGTTCATCTAATGGCGTATTCAGAGACCATATACCTCGTTCAGGGCGACACACTGCCACAGCTCAAGGTCACTGTGCGTGATCGCAATGAGGCCGCTGCAGGTAAAGTACTTGACCCAGAGGATCAGTCCACTTGGGCGCTGGTTAACCTTACCGGCAGCACTGTTCGCTTGCGCATACGTGAGGTGGGCGGCACCTCAGTCAAGTCAACACTCATCGGCAACAACACAAACCCACTGATTGGTGAGGTAGTGTTTTTGTTCGATGCATCTACGCTCGATACGGCTGGCGTATTTGAAGGCGAGATCGAATACACCTCCGGCACTGGCGGCATACAGACTGTATACGAGCTGATTAAACTTCAGGTTCGCGAACAGTTTTCTTAAGGAGTAACCAATGGCAGATGCCGGTGAAACTGAAAGTGTTGATGCTGTCCGGATGGCGGCGACGCTCAAGTACGCAGAGCTGTCAGCCGCTACAGAGCAAGCTGAGCTTAAAGCAGAGACCCGCTACAAACTACTAGCGTCTGCAAGTAAGTATGTGACCCTAGCGACGCAAAACGCATACGTGCGTCTTGCTTCACGCCTGTCATACATCGACATAAAAGCCATTGCTCAGCTTGGTGATTGGCTTGTCTTTCGCGTCTTTACTGATGCAACGCAGGCTCTTGATCAAGTACTGCGCTTATTTGGCAAGAGTTTGTCGGATGGTGCGTCAGCTAGTGACGCCGCACTGAAATCATTCAGCACGACGCGAAGCGATCAGGCTACGGCTAGCGATGCCATGTCTCGCCAAGCAGGTAAGGTACTGGTTGACGCTGTAGCTGGCGCAGATGCTGCAAGAAAGACTTCCAGCAAGATCCGTACCGAAGTCCTGTCTGCATCCGATATCTCAATCAAATCGCTTGGGAAAGCGAGTAGTGAACCGGTTTCTGCAACGGATGTCTTGTTAAAGACGATGGCGTTCTCGCGGACATTATCCGAATCTCCTCGTGCCACAGACCTTGCTGCGAAGACATTTGGTAGGGGTCTAAGTGATCTTGCCGCCACGACGGACTTCACAAGCACATCGTTCCAGAAGGAGCGGGTCGACCAAGCGTCTGCTACTGACACTAGTGTACGAACGGCAGGAAAAAATCTTAACGACGTTGTTCCAACAGTCGACTCAAAAGTAATTGACTTAGAGAAGTCTTTAATCGACGCCGGTCTTGCAGCCGATCTCGCGGAAAAGCTTTTCTCAAGGTCTGCTTCAGATGCTGTGCAAGCGAGCGATGTTCGCACGCGCTCCTTTGGCAAAGTTATATCGGATCTGGCTTACGCTACAGACGACGTTAACGGCGCTTCTGCTGATGATGATCAGACAATACAGTTCTTTAAATCGCTTGCTGAAACAGCTTTTTCCGCCGACATCATCTCGATTGTATCGAGCTACTCTAGGGTGTATAGCGATTCAGCTTATGCATCGGATGTACCGGAAAAATTATTCGGTAGATCTCGTGCAGATCAGGCGGTGACATCGGACTCTGGCTTTGTTAAAAGCCAAGGGTACTGCGATATCGATTACTTCATGGAGGATTACGTGGGCGCTACAAGAACATTCTGAGGTTAAAAATGAACACGAACGAAATGATCAAGGCCACTGGCCGACTGAATATCCAAGTCATCGGTCCTGATGGCATGATCAAAGATGAGCAGACCGTAGACAACTTGGTTGTCAGCGTTGGTCTGAACTTCATCGCAAGCCGCATCCGCGATGCCAGTGCTACTGTAATGTCGCACATGGCTGTTGGATCTGGCACTGCTCCAGCAGCAAGCGGTAACACTGCGCTTGGTACTGAGCTTGGTCGTGTTGCCTTGACCTCAACTACAGCAACCAACAATGCCGTCGCATTTGTCGCCACGTTTGGCTCTGGTGTAGGCACTGGCGCTGCTACAGACGCTGGTCTCTTCAATGCATCAACGGCTGGCACCATGCTTTGCCGTACCGTCTTCGGCGTTGTAAACAAAGAAGCGGCAGACACAATGTCGATCACTTGGACTGTGACCATCGGCGCTGCGTAATTTTTTTGAGGCGAGTTAAAGATGGCAACTATTGTTACGCGGTCCGGAAAAGGCTCGCCTCTTACCAACAATGAAGTTGATGCAAACTTCACGAACCTGAATACGGAGCTGGGGACGAAGGCTAATACCTCGTCGCTGGCGACCGTAGCAACTACTGGCGCGTATGCCGATCTTACCGGTAAGCCGACCATAGCATCGGCTGATGGCTCTGTTGTCGTAACTGGAACGACAAACATCGACCTATCTGTTGGCGTCGCTGGATCAACATCCAATGTTGTTTTGCCCATCCGCAATACCACTGGCGCAACGCTTGCAAAAGGCACTGCCGTCTATATCAGCGGTGCGACTGGTCAGATCTCCACTGTCAGCAAAGCAATTGCTACCGGCGATGCAACATCAGCGCAGACACTAGGCTTGGTCACGGCCAACATTGCCAACAATTCCAATGGCAACGTAACGCTGATTGGCACAATCACTAACATTGACACTTCTGCATACACAGATGGTCAGCAACTTTATCTAAGCCCCACAACTGCTGGAACACTGACAGCAACAAAGCCTTATGCCCCGCAACATCTAGTCTATGTCGCTGTCGTTGAACATGCTCACCCTTCACAGGGCAAGCTGTTTGTCAAAGTGCAAAACGGCTATGAGATGGATGAGTTGCACGATGTATCGGCGCAAAATCCAGCCAACAACGATGGCCTGTTTTACAACACATCGACAAGCCTGTGGGAAAAGAAGTCGATTGCTACGGCGCTTGGCTTCACCCCATACAACGCAACGAACCCAGCCGGATACATCACTGGTATCACCAGCGGCAACGTCACTACAGCGCTTGGCTACACCCCTGCTAACCTTGCTGGTGACCAGTTTACTGGTGCAGTAGGGTTTCTTGGCGGCTCTGCTGTAAGCACTAACGGAGATTTTTACGCACGTAGGGCTGGCGGAACTACTGGTGTTTATTACTTTGTAGATGGCGGCACTAAGTACCTTTACTGGGACGGCGGACAGTATATTTTCGGCAGCGCTGGCTCAGTTGCTTCGCCCATCGATTTTCGCGCACCTACCTTCTACGACATCGCCAACACTGCGTATTACGTTGATCCTAACGGCACGTCGCAAGTTAACAGTATTATCGCAACTGGCTATCTTGAAACTTTTTCCGAACTTTACACAAGAGGAAACATTCTCAACGTCAACGCCGCACTGAACGGTTGGAATACGATTGTTGACCGCAACGGCGGCAACCCGATTGTTTACGGATACAACTCTGTCCGCGCACCGATCTTCTACGACAGCAACGACACTGGTTATTACGTAGACCCAAACAGCACATCACGACTTTCCGTTGCTAACGTAAATTTTCTGACGCTGCTCAATGATGAAGGCCTAAACGTCAAAGGCATTCGTGGACAGTTTGCCGCTGGATCAGACGGCCAAGGCATATCTCTATTTTCAAACGTGGATATTGGCTACCCATCTGGATGGGGGGCTGGTTTAGGAAACACACCGTCGCGTGGCCTATCGGTTTATGGTGGTCTTCGCGTTGCCTATAGCGGCGGTGGGTTCATTACATCCGATACTTCTGTTCGTTCACCTATCTTTTACGATAGCGACAACACCAGCTATTACCTCGACCCTGCCAGCGGCACTAATTTATACGGCCCGTTTGTCACCAGCGGCGGCACAGCCATGACGGGTGGCTGGAACCGAACCGCTATGCTGGCGGCTACTTACCCCGTGCTGGTGTTCAACTCCGCAAATACCAAATACGCTGGGATTGGCGTAGACTACACGACCGCATCTGCCGCTCTGCGTTTTTGGGTTAATGCAAGTTCGGCGGATGTCGTGACTGGCACAAACGCGATGAACATCAACAGTGGGGGCTACGTTGAGGCGGGAGGTTCATTTCGCGCACCCATCTTCTACGACTTGGACAACACCGCGTATTACGTTGACCCTGCTGGGGGGAGCAATCTTCAGTCGATATACACCGACACCGTAAACTCTGGGGTTGTTGGCGACCCGCTGGAGCTTTGCTACTCCCGTGGTAACGAAGTCCGCATCGGGCCTAGTGGCGGCAACCTTCCCATTATCGCAGGTGAATACACGCGCCCTGCGGCTGGCGTTGGCTACCTAAGCGGTCGCTATGGTAGCGTCGAGGGGAACGGCACTACAGGGCCGATATACTGCATCTCAACTGGCTACGCGCCAACAGCGTCAGCGCTCGGCTCAATGTACGGGATTGGGTATACTGACGGCGCATCTTCAGGCGTATACGCCGGTACCGGATGGGGTATGTATGTCGCTGCGGCGGGGGTCGCTCGTGTTTTCTTAGACGGTAGCAATGGCAACGCATTCTTTAATGGCAGCGCCCGTTCACCGATCTTCTATGACAGCAACGATACCAGCTATTACGTCGATCCTAATTCCTCTAGCGTCCTGAATACGCTGTATTTCCGCACTGGTTCGGTCCAAGCTAAATTCGCCCAAGCCTCAAACTTCGGCTACTCGAGCAGTTACAAAACGGTTGTTCTTGGCAATGAATATTTGACCACAATTTCTATGGGGGTTGACGTAAGCGGCAACGCAAGCGGCAGCTTCAATGGACAGGGCGAAGGCCGTGAGGTTCTGTTCCGTAACGGTGTGACCTTCATCACGCCTAACAGCGCGAACAACAGCTACCTTACCCCGCTTGGCATGGTGGACGGCTATACGTATTCTGCTGGTTCGCTTCGCGCACCGATCTTTTACGACACGGATAACACCGCCTATTACATCGATCCAAACAGTGGTTCACGCATGGGCGGCATTACCGCTGATGCCGTTTCATCACTCACTAACGTGGTGGCAAATGGCTACCTTATGGTGGGCAACGGGCAAGCAAGCAGCGACATCTACAT